GGGAGAGGAGGGTGCATCGCTCAGGCGGTGAGGGAGGCCACGCCAGCGGAAACCTTGCTGACGTTCACGACGAGGATCATTTCCCCTTCGCTGTTGGACTCCGTGGTCAGTGCCACCAGATCACCTACACCTGCCTGAGTCTTGATGCCAGAACAGGAGAACCGCTTGTCGCCCCTGTTGGCAGTTCGGTAGAACGAGAGGGTGCAGGGTGTCCCGTCTGTGTACTGGGCTTCAACCTGCTCCCTGTCGCCTGCTTCCATCTTCACCATGTCAACGCCGAACTGGGACGCGAAGGCCCGAATAGACAGATTCGCGTCGATGATCGCCTTGTCGAGCATGGTCTTCGTCAACCTGAGCAGACCCGGTTCGGGGCTGAGGGTTGCCAGCACGCTGTTCTCATTTCGCGTGGTCTTCATGTCATCTCCAATCAAATGCCCGGCGGTATTGCCGGTGAAATCCGCCCCTCCCCGGTAGGGGAGAGGAGGGTGGTTCAGTCGTCGATCCGTATGCAGGAGTCGATGTAGGTGGTGTAGTTTTCGCCCATGCTGGTGCAGTCGATGTATCGGAGGTCTTCTCCGACCACTCCCTCGCCACTCTGTACCATCCGACTGGCATCATCGGCGGAGGAAGCCTCGACTTCAATCCAGTCCATCTGCACCTGCTGACAAACACTGATCTTCTTGACTTCGTATTTCATCGTTCATCCTTTCAAGATGGAGCCTGCGAAGGCAGGCTCGAAATCCTCCCGGCCCCGTTGAGGGCCAGGAGGGTGGGTGGTTCAGTCCTTGCCGCTGAAGGCTTCGTCGAGCATGGCCTTCATCTTGGCTTCCTCGTTTCCGTGGTGGTTGCACGAGCGGAAGTACGCGACATGATCGTCCTTCGTGAGCGGGTTGACTTGGACTTGTAAGGCAAACTCAGCGGCTGATGCCGCCCTTCTGGCTTGGTCGAGCAGGGCGTAGAGTTCTGCGGCAGTGAGTGTCACGACTGCTCCATTGTCTGTTTCATTGTTCATCGTTCACTCCTTCAGGTGATGAGCCTGCGAAGGCAGGCTCGAAAGCCTCCCCTCCCCGTTAGGGGAGAGGAGGGTGGTTGTCATGAGGAGCGTGTGTCCTTGAAGACGTGTAGGTTTCTAGGCATTCCCCATCCCAGCATTTCGGTTGGTTTGACGTGATCGGTCGCCATGATCTCGCATTGGCGTGCGATCTTCGTCAGGTGTTCCTTCACTTCCTTGGGGGTGAGAGTGTCGAAATCCTCGACCAGTGTTTCGGCAGTTAGTCCGCACCAGTGGAGGCAGTCCCTAACCTTCTTCATGGTTTCATCGTTCATCGTTCGCCCTTTCAAATGGGAGCCTGCTGCATGCAGACTCGAATACACCTCGTCGGGTTTCCCCGGCAAGGCGTGGTTTGTTGAGTGTTTCATCCAGAGTCGAGTCAGTCTCGCTCTGGGCCATGTTCGGTTGTCAAAGAGCAGTGATGTTCAACGACGTTCGTTGATGTGATTTACAGTACTTGATATCGGAGCGGTGTGCGTCAACTCTCCATCAAATCGAGGCAGATTAAGTGATATTGAAGAAGGGGATGTGAGTAGAGCCTATGAAACAAGGGGTTTCATGGACTGAAGTTTATTTGAGAATGATCCGGATATGCTCCGGCAGTTCTCCGGATAACGTGTGGATATCCTCCGGAGAACATCCGCGACCCTGTCCGGCTAGAGGAGAGGAGAGGACAGGAGAGAAGAGGAGAGTATCCCGGCGAGGTGATTTGACAGTTCGGTGTTTGATCGGGTATCACTTTCAGGGCATGGCAGCATCACCGACAGCACGGACGCTGGCTCTCCTCCGCCGGGAGGGATGGCAGTTGTCACAGGTTGTCGAGCGCTGGTGTCAGCACTCCAGGCGCAGGATCGATCTCTGGGGCTACCTTGACCTGATGGCAGTACATGCTCCCTGTTCGGCCCCTGTTCGGTCGATGCCCGGCGAAACGACCACCGCCATTGACCCGTCAGCCCCTGCATCCCCTGAGAGCCACGGAGGGAGCGATACGGAGCAGTTCGGTCCCGATGACCCCTTCCCCACCCTCGACCCCGAAACGCCCGGAGACGGCGAGCCTGTGCCCGCAATCGGGACGCTGCGACAGGTGATGGGCCTGACTACCTGTATCGCGGGATTGCAGGTGACATCTGCTAGCGCCATGAGCAGCCGACGCAAGAAGATGCTCTCCCTCCCTGATCAGGTGGAGCCGTTCATCAGGGCAGGTGGTGTCGTGCTTCTGATGGGATGGAAGAAGCAGGGCCATCGTTGGCTGTGGGCTGCTGAACGCTTCGCCATCGGTGTGGATGGGCTGGAGGTCGGAGCGAGGACGGCATGGATGACACCACCCCGGATGGCAGGGGGGTAGGGGGGGATAGGGGGGGGTGGGGACCCCCCGCAGTACGGATCCCCCAGTACCCGATCGGTATGGATGCAGCGCGTGTGAAATCCCACAACAACTTTAGGTCAAAGGACTTACCTAATGGGCGTACAACCAGATCCAGGAGCAAGGTGGACAAGAGGCCCGAAGTGGGAATCGAGTCATGTAGGTCAGAGGACGTTGCGTAAGATTTCGATTTTGCGTGCCATCGAGGTGCTGACCAGGGAGTGCGAGGGTATTGCGCCGACGGTGAGCGAGTTGAGTAAGGCGACCAGCATTCCTCGTTCGAGTGTGTACCGTCACTTGCAGACACTGGCGGAGGATGACTTGGTGGAGATTGGCAGGGGTGGCAGGAGTACGGGAGTTAGTATTACGAGGGTGGGCGAGAGATTTGAGTACGGTGCAGGCGACAGGCAGGTGGGGGGGGATAGGCGTTAGGAGTCCCAGATGGAACCAAGGAGGAACCTGGATACACACATTTGGATTTCTTGATGGGTTGTGGACAACACATGGAAGTGTTGCTTGCGTATAATCGCAGGAAGAGTTTTCTCTTCTCTTCCACTCGATGCTTGGCTACAATCCTGGTGGGTTTGGCTAATCCATACGAGTGGGCCTCCTTTCAGCGCACGCCTTCTTGATCTTCGAGGAGGCGTGTGTTTTTAAGGAAGCGGGACGTAACCGGACAAGTGGGGAAACTTTTTACATCTCAAGCGTACTAATCATACGGTGGGCGATCAAGTCATGACTCGATCGCGTGGAAAAGGTATCGCTGACACAGTTACCCTGTCCTCTAAGGACTGGGTGATGATGTTTGGCATTTTGTTACCTATTGCCGCGCTTGTTATTCTGGGTTGGCTCCGGCACGATCGGATGCTGACAACACTTGTTGTGCAGCAAACATCCCTGAATGATCGCCTTGAGAGGGTGGAAGAAACCTTGGATGTAAGGGGTATACGTCCATGAAGTTCCTTTCCCCTCTTGGTTTCGGCCTTCTCCTGGCTGGCTGCTCGAAGCCTTCGAGCCTCATAGCCCCATCTTCACTTACTCCCTCGGGTATAGGTTTGGATGGCTCGCAGTCAGCAGGAGATAGCCTAGTCTCTATCGCCCACTCATCTGGATCGTTATGGCCGATCTCTCTCGCAGCCGGGTTGTTTCTCCTGGCGGCGATTCCCGCATTCTTCATCTTCTCTCGCAAGCAGTTCTTCACGCTGCTGGCTGTAGGGATTCTACTCGCCATTTCCCCCGTGGTCTTGCTAGAAGTCATGAATCACCTCGTTATTCCGCTGGCCGTATTGCTCGGACTCGGAGGCGCTGCCGCCTTGGCGTTCTTTCTCGGACGGCTCTGGGACAGGCGGATGATTCGCAAGCGGGCAGAAGAAGAAGCAGAAAAACTAGTTTCCTCAGACACACCTGACCGAATATCGGATCGTCAGGCGGCTGAAATCGTAACTCGGATTACGGAGAAGTAATCATGTTTAGTACGTTTGGATACGCGGTTCTTGCACTGGCAACAGCAGTATTTGTTGGTTGCCTCCTGCAATCAAGTGGATTCCCGGTGTGGCTGTACGGAAAACTTCCCTGGAGCAAGAAAGATTCCTGATTGGCTGAACTACCTGTCATCAACAACTGCGACAAATGTGGCGCTTGCTGCATGGATGTCAGTCTCCCGCCCTACACGGCGGACGAACTTGGCGAGTTGTCCAATGAAGTCCAGATCGAACTGGCCCTCTACAGGTCTGCTGGCAGGGAGCGGAACATGATCTGCGTGTGGTTGGATGCAGGGAAGAAGTGCAGCAGGTACGACATCCGGCCCAAGGCGTGCCAAGAGTACGAGCGTGGCTCGGGCGAATGCCGGGTCGTTCGTGCCCAGTATGGAGTTGATGGCTGATGCCGAATATCGACTACATCCACGCGACTGTCGGTGCGGAGGTGGCCTCCACGTCCACCTCGTACACAGAGGTTGTTGAAACCTCTGCCCTGACGCCGGGCAAGAAGTACTACATCATCTGTCATGCGCTTGTCGAAGGTGATCACTCAAGCAGTGTCTTCTACTTCCGACTCCTTGACAGGACGAATAGTGATGCGGTTCTGACAGATTCCACGATGCTCATTGAGCCGGAAGCGGCAAACAAATGCACGTCGTATTCTTTCGTCGGGGAGATCACGGCGGGTACGGACGGGGGAGGAATCGAGTTCCAGCAGAAAGCCCCAGCGACAAAGACAGTACGGGTGCAGTATGCCTCCATTCTCCTGCTTGAACTTTCAAACATGAGGACGAGCGACTACTTCTTTGCAAGCGACTCAACCGCTGCCGAGCACACAACCTCCTATGCTGATCGTGCATCAGTGACACTCACGGACGGAATAGTGGGCGATCAGTGGCTTGTCCTGGGGTGGGTAGCAACAAGCACAGATAACGTGGCGGTTCTTTCTGCGGCCACCATTGCATTTACCGAGGGTGGCTCAACTGTTACGGGTCCAAGCACTCAATACGAGGGCGAGGACACAAACGAAACGATAAACAGGTGCATGACCCGCCCGTACACAATCGGATCAAGCGGGACATTGAACTGGAAAATACAGACAAAGGATAGCGATACAGATGCCGCCCCGAACGATTATGCCGGGTCAGCGTTATTCGGAATCAAGTTGAATGCGTTCGCGGATTTCGTGGGAACCTACGACGCCACTGGCCTGACATCGACATCCACCTCGTTTGTAAATCTACTCACGGAATCATACACCCCGTCACAGACAGGCAATAACATCGTGATCGCGTCCTCTGTCGCGGACTTTGACGCTGGCCGTAGGGTGGGCAGTCAGAGGGTTCAGGTGGATTCAACCACCACACCCAATGCTCAGGTGGATTCGGAGTTTTCCGCGCACACAAACGACGATACCGACGAAATGGCACAGCCCTATGTGTCCGTGTTCTCGGGAACCAGGGGCGTTGCCCAGACAGTAAATCTGGATGCCTTGAAAAACAACTCGGCCAATATTGGCTGGCAGGAAAACGCCCTGTCAATCTTCTCCACAGAACTCAACTACGGCACTCCGTTTGTGACGCGACTGGGTGGTAGAGGACTCTACAGACGTGGATCATTACGCAAGAACCTTAAACGCTTACGCAGGTAATAAACCACTATGGCAATCACATTTACAGAATATCACGACAGGGCAATGATGGTCGTCAAGGCGGAGATTACGATGACGACCACCGATCCCGAAACATTTGGTCCGACAACCCACAGTTACTATGGGTTCGTTGTTCAGTGTTACGTTGATGAGACAGACGCTCCAGACGACAACTACGACATTACGATTACCGACGAGTTTGGGGTCGATGTCCTCAACGGCAAGGGTCAAAACTTGACCGCCGACACAACCATTACTCAGGCAGACCTTGACAATGGTATGGCGTGTTCCGGGCCACTGTCATTCATTGTTGAAGATCCCACCAACACCAAAACCCTCACTGTCTATCTCTATATTGCGAGGTATCAATAATGTCGCATCCCACCAAGGAATACCTTGAACGGCTTGCGGAAGTTGCTTCCAAAGACAACGAGAACGAGAAGGCGGGCAAACTGACGATCAAGCAACGTCGCTTCCTCGGCGCATTCGTCCAGAACGGGACGATTCTCGGCGCTGCTAGGGCGGCAAACGTAGGAAGATCAACGCACTACCAGTGGGCAGAAAAGTCCCCCGCGTACCGCGATGCATTCCTCCACGCCGAACTGGAATCCAGAGAGGCCATTATGGAGACATGCAGGAAGGTAGCCCTGGAGGACGAGAACGTGCCCATGCTCATTCACTTGAGCAAGGGTGCATACCCAGAAGTATTCGGCACACAACGCCATGAGGTGTCCGGTCCCAACCGTGGGGCCATCCGTGTGCAGTCAGAAACAGAAACAGTAGACGAGATATTGGATCGAATCCGTGGACTCATGCAGCAGCAAAACGCTGCCAAAACATCCACTGATCGCCCCGGCCTTCCAAGAGGACGGTGCGACAGGCTTCCCGATTCCGAAGACGATTGAGAACAATCTCGAAGTTCGAGAACGACTCCTCAACGCCACACGGACGGATACCAACCAGCAGCAGCAGGTCATGGAACTGTGCGCGCAGTCCGTCCTGCTCTGGATGAACCTGTTCTCTTGGACTTACAACGTCAAGGTCGTAGATGACGACGGGCGTGAGGTTCCATCCCAAGTCCAGCATGTTCCGTTCGTAACGTGGCCCGTGCAGGATGCAGCCGTGACATCCCTGCTCGATGGAGTGGACAGGGGCTACGACGTACTGATCGACAAGTCCCGAGACATGGGCGCGTCCTGGCTATGTATCACGTTGGCAACATGGATGTGGCTCTTCAGGGACAACACGCAGGGGCTTCTCGTCTCGCGTATCGAGGATCTTGTGGACCGCAGGGGCGACCCCGACACGATGTTCTGGAAGATCGACTACCTGCTTTCCAATCTCCCCGACTGGATGCTCCCCTGCCCCCGGCAGTGCATCGGGACCAAGGGCGAGTACCGGACCCACCTGCAACTGGTGAATCCGTCCAATGGATCGACCATCTCGGGACAAGCGACCACGGGGCACGTTGGTCGTGGTGGCCGTCGTACCTTCGTCGTGTTCGATGAAATGGCCGCGATGCAGAATGCCAACGACGCATGGAGGTCAGCAGCGGATACGACCTCCTGCCGCATTGCCAACTCCACGCCCATCGGTCCTGGCACTGAGTTCAGCCGCCTTCGCACCCAAGGAATAACGCACAATAGCCCAAGGGTCATGACTCTCGGATACTGGGATCATCCCCAGAAGGGACAGGGCCGAGAGTGGAGACAGGACGAAGAGGGCGAGAAGACAGGAATCGCAGGCCGATGGTACTGGTGGACCCCTTGGTTCGACGAGCAGTGCAAACGTCGTAGTGATTCTGCGGATATTGGGCAGAATATCCTGATCGACCACACGACCTCGGGCGACCTGTTCTTCAACGCCTCGATCGTGACCAAGCACAAGCAGGCCCACGGCAAGCCAGCCCGTCGATATGAGATCGCTGAGAAGGGCAGCGGATTCGTGTTCGAGGAAGACGATCACGGTCGCTGGTTCCTCTGGACTGAACTGGAAAGCAAGATGCCAAAGGTAGATACGAACTACATCATGTTCGCAGACATCTCCCACGGCAAGGGTTCCAGCAACTCCGTCTTGGCTGTCCTCGACGCTGAGAGCGGAGAAATCGTGGGCGAGTTTGCAGACCCCAACATCACCCCGCATGACTTTGCAGAAGAAGCAAGTCGCGCAGGCAAGGGAGTCTGGGCCGGAGCCTACGGCGAAGCATTCTTGGGTTGGGAAGTAAACGGGCCGGGCGAGTCATGGTATGAAGAAATCAGACGACTGGACTACGAACACATTTACTTCCAACGAACAACCGGGCAGAAGACGGACAAGAAGAGCCGACGATATGGCTGGCGAAGCGACCGACGTACCAAGCGGATCATTCTCTCTGCATTGCTGCGTGCTGTCACAAGGGACGAAGTAATCATCAGGAGCGAGGACGGCATCAAGGAAATGCTCGAATACGTCTACTACGAGGACGGCAGCATCGGCCCCGGCACTATGCGGGACGAGCGAACCGGCGCGCGTGAGTCACACGGCGACCGTGTTATCGCCTACGCAGGCTGCGTGTATCTTCGAGGCGAGGCTCCGAGGTTCGAGGAAACGACACCGACCTTCCAACCTGGAACAGCGGGGGACATCCTCAATCACGCCGAGGTGTGGGAGGCGTCAACCTGATGTCCGACATGTTCGAGAAATCCGTAAAGGAAAAGGTTGTGGGCAACTGCAACGAACTCATTGAACTCCTTGAAGTTCAAGACAACGACGGCTGGATGTTCGTCCAAGATAATGAGGTGGGTTCAGGCTGGGCAATCATGGCAGCGAAAGGGACCAAGGAACTGCTGTCGATGATGTTCACCCTGATGTGCATCGACATGGACGAAGAAGATGACGGATCTGATGAAGATTGGGATTTAACTTACGAAGATTGGAACTAACCATGCCGCGAGTAAACGGAAAGAAATACCCATACACGGCCAAAGGCATAAAGGCTGCGACTGCGGCTAAGAAGAAGAAGAAGAAGGTTTCCAAGAAAGCGCCGCGTCGTCGTCGGATGGGGTACTGAACATGGCTTACGGAAGTGGAAATAACAAGGGACCGCTTGCTGGTGTCAAGAAAGGCATCCAGCACGATGTCCGTGATCGCATGTCGAACCTGCTCCCGCAGATGCAGACGCAATCCCCCCTTGGGTTGCCTCTGTTCAGTGGTGATGGCGGACTTGCTTCCGACATCTCCGGTGGTGGATTCCTGCCAATGACACAGATGTTCCCGTTCTACAAGCCCCAGTTTGCAATGAACCTTGGTTACTCCTGATGCTAGATATTACACCCACCAACCTGTACGAAGAGATCGAATCCGCTGAACGCTACCGCGACAGCCACCTGGAGCATTACAACGATGTCATCAGTGGCTATGTGGGTCCGATGTACGGTGGTGTGGATCGGGATCAGTTCTCGCCTGAGAATCATGTATATGAATATCTGTCTCTGACAGTCCCGCGAGTGATTCACGACAACCCACGGGTCCGTGTCAGCACACGCCGTCCGGTATCGCAGGGAGCGGTAGCCAAGGCGATTGAACATGGACTCAATCGGTGGACACGGGACACGAATGTAAGAAGCGTATTGCAGCGTGTCGCCTATGACACACTGATTTCCTATGGGGTGATCCTGACTACACAGGTTCCTATGCCCGGCCAAGACCCCATGTCTGGATTCAAGGCATACTGGCCTAACTGCTACCGCATTACACCCAAGCGTTTTATCATTGACCCAGTAGCCCTGAGTGTCCCAGAGTCACGATTCACGGGACACATGTGGGTGCGGGACAAGGAAGACCTCTTGGAAGAGGCGAAGATCGACCCCTCTTGGAACAAGGAAGTCATCGAAACCCTGACAACTTCACAGGGAATGGAGGACTCAGGATTCGAGAAGGGAAGAGGTCGGGATGTTCCTGAACGCCATGAGGTCGTGGCATACGATGTCTGGGTTCCTGAAATCGAGTTGAAAGAAAGTCCTGGCCCCGACTTTGGTTTCCACGGCACGATCTACACCGTTGCCGCCAATGAATACTACGGGGAGAAAGACCCAAGCAAGGCCGACTTCATCCGAGAACCACGACCGTACTACGGTCCACCGACCGGACCTTATTCCATGTTCGGCGCGTACTACGTTCCCGACACCCCATACCCACTGTCACCGATCATGGCGACGATGGGACAGGTGGACGAACTCAACGACCACGTTCGATCTGCGTCGGCTTCCGCCGCCAACTACAAGCGACTGATCCTTGTGGATTCCAAGAGCAAGAAACTTGCTCAGGACGTGAAGTCTCAGCCACATGATTACGTGGTTCCGGTTGAGGGACTGGACCGAGATCGAGTCATTCCACTGGAACTTGGCGGCATCACCAACCAGCAGGTCGCTTACATCGAGATGGCCCGTGAGCGTCTGGACCGCAACAGTGGCATCCACGACGCCATGCGTGGCAACGTGACGGGGAGTGCGACGGCCACCGAGGTCAGCATTGCCGAGGGTTCTTCATCGGTACGCCTTGCCTACATCAAGCAGCAGTTCCAAGAAGCAGTACGGAATGTTCTCTCGAAGGTCGGCTGGTATCTGCACAACGATGATCGAGTCGTCTTCCCCCTCGGGGCGGAAGCGGCCCAGGATCTCGGATTGCCCGAGCCATACTTCATGGGTGGCATGGACCCGTCCTCACGATTCTCCGATCTTGAACTAGAACTGGAAGCCTACAGCATGGAACGGACGACCGAAGCATTACAACAGCGTCGAGCCATGGAAGCCTTCCAGATCATTGCCAACGTCGCGTCGGCCATGCCGCAGATGCCATACGTCGATTGGGGCGGACTGCTGGACAAGATGGGAGACGCACTGAACATGCCAGATCTGTCGAGCCTCGTTGATTCACAGATGCTTCAACAGATGATGCAACAGCAACAGCAGGAAGCGCAGGCGCAACAGCAAATGGCAGCGGAACAAGTAAGCGCCCAGACGCCGGAAGAGGAAATGGCTTCTGAACGTGCAGTAGCAGGACAGATAGGTATCTGATGCCCACTTACGAGTTTGTCAATCAGGAAAGCGGATCGAAGGTTGAATCCTTCTTCTCCTACGACGACGCGCCGAGGATAGGCGATGTCATCGTGATTGATGGGCAGGAATGCCGCCGTGTGCCTTCGTTCATTCTGGACGAGGCTGGCATCGCTCGGAAGACTCACAAGTACCCGTATGTAAGCAGAACCTTGCCCCGGAATATCAACGGGTGTGACTGCAATAACACGGGTCAACCAATCATCAAGTCTCAGGCTCATGAACGCAACGTAGCGTCAGAGCATGAAATGGCTAAGGAATAGGGACCGCGTAAGCGAGAACCCCAAAGGAGTTACCAATGCCAGAAGAAACAACAGAACAGAATGTGGTAGACGCACCCCAGGAACCGATGATTCCAGTAAGCGAGGGTGTTACAATGAGCAACGACTCGTCGGACGATGCTTTCCTTGATGACATCATGGGAAGTCCCGAACCCGAAGAGTCGGACGATCCTTCTCTGCATTCTCAAACATCTCCTCATGAGAGTGGACTCTCAGAGGGGGAGTCGTCTACCTCTGATGTTGCCGATAAAGCAACAACCGAGGATTCTGTAGAAGCCGATGACAACAGTGGCAAACCCACTGAACAAGATTCGGACAACTACGCAAAGGCAGTTGCCGCCCTGCAAAGGGATGGCGTGCCTCGGTCAGCCATAGACCAAATGGCAGAAGAGAACCCTCAGTCGTTGATCGACTGGGGACTCAAGCGTGCCAAAGTCCAGGCTGACGTTGACGGTTACGGTGCGAAAGTCAAAGAACTAGAATCGAAACTCTCGGATTCAAACGAGACGACCGACAGTACGGAGGAGGGTACTGGTGAAGATCAACCAGCCGCCCAACCCTCTAATCCTGTTGAATCGTTGAACCGCTACGAATCTGAGATTTCGGAAATCTTTGGCGATGACGCAGCGAAATCTGTCATGACCCCGATTCGTGAACTTGTGAACGAGACTACCAATGCCCTACAGCAGCAGCAGGGAATCATCCAGCAGTTGTACATGGACATGGAACGTCGAGCAATCGAGTCCACTCGGGATAGGTTGGGGGAGCGGTTCCCCCTCCTGAACGACAACGAGACGTTTGTTACCACGATTGAACAGATGAGGAAACTGGCCCAAGTGGGCGAGTATGAATCAATGGATGATCTGATGACAGATGCGTTTCGTATGAAGTTCGCAGAAGTAGCGCAAGAGGAAGCCCAGCAACAGAAGCAAAACAGTTTGCGAGAAACTGGGCAACCAACAGTTACATCTCAAACCTCTCGCCCGGCAATGAGTAAGTCGGTTCAGGATCGTGAAGACGATGTACTGGACGCCTTGCTCTCGGGCAAGGGGTATGAGGGCGCTACTTCTGCATACAACGGTTAGTTCCGGGGCGAATGCCCCGAGAAGGAGTATGACTTATGGCAGGAACAGCACTTGCCAACTTCAACGACTTCATGAAGGTAACGGGACCACGTTACCTATCGTCGGCTGAAGATGTCATTAACGAGGCTGTCAAGAACACCTACATCCTTGGGAGATTTCTCAAGGGTAAGGGAACGGATGTCTCCGTTCAGGGTGGCAAGACGATCAATGATGCGATCCTCTTTGACGAGTCCTCAACTTATGACCACTACAAGCCGAACGCCACGTTCTCCTGGAGCAATCCACAGGTCATCACTGACCTGGAGATCAACTGGCGTTTCTCCGTCGATCACATGTCATGGACGGATCAAGAAGTTGAACTCAACGTGTCCGAAGGACTCTCCCGAAGTGCGCAGAAGGTCGCCTACAAGCGACTGAAGCGTATCAAGGAGATGCGTCTTTGGACTTCATTCCTGAACGGTATGGAAGCCGACTTATGGAAGGGCGCTTATGCAAATGGCGCTGAAATGGAAACCAACACTGGTTCTCTTCCCTATGGTCTTCAGGCTTTCATATCTGAGAATACGTCCAACTATCACTCGTTCAATACGGGTGACGCTACTACGGTAATGGGAGTCGCTCCCGGCACTGAAAGCAAGTGGCGTAATCAGGTTTCTACCTATGACTACGCTGATCCTGATGATTCAGACGGCGACCAGGACGGTCTGCTCGACAAGTTCGATGAAATGTTCCTCAAGGTTCAGTTCATCCCGCCTGCTACCAAGCAGGAATACTTCGAGAAGGACAACCTGAATCGTCAGTTCATCTGCTGTTCCCGTGGCGGAATCAACCTCTACAAGAGGATGCTCCGTGACGCGAACGACACGCTGGTGAACAAGCAGGATCCTGCGTACAACATGCCGCAATACAGCGGCATTGACCTCGTTTATGTTTCCACTCTCGATGACGCGGCTATCAACGGCGATACTGTTGCTGACGATACCGAGACAGCAACGGGTGGAGACACTAACGCAGGCTATCGTTACTGGTGGCTCAATGGCAACTACCTGACCCCCGTGTATCACACACGTCGGTACATGGAAAAGCACGACCCGATGCGGCATCCTAATCAGCCGTTCACGACCGTGCAGCCCGTTGACTGTTGGTGGAACCTCTTCTGTAAAAGCCGTCAGCGGCAGGGAATCATCTGCCCGCAGTAGTGCGAGCAGTGATCTCTTAACATAGAAAGGTATAAACCAATGTTTGACGCATCAGTACAAGGCCCACTAGGTCTTACACCCTCTACACTCGATGTCCGTGTTACGGCTCGGGGTGGAGCGAAGAATAAGGGTGAAGTTGTAAAGTTTGGAACTTTGGCTACTACAAGTGACGCTGCCATTACGGATACTGTTGTTGGTTCATCAACCAGTATTTGGGCAAACGTCATTGAAGCAGCCCATCCCCCAATCACCGGACAACTTCACGCAGTTTGTTTGGAAGATATTGCGGATGATGCGACCGGTATGGTCCGCTTCCGTGGAATCGTGAAAGCACTCGGTGGCGATACAAGTGCCATTGGTGTTCCCTGCACTTGCGAAGCAACTACAGGCGAGTTGATTGCCACAACTACGTCCGTAGATGTTGTCTTGGCCCTTCCCATGGAAGCGCTTACTGACGGCAACCTCCATAGTGTGTACTTCAACGGCGCAGGATTCGGACACGTCTAGTTTCCTTAGAGTACAACCTAAGACTCCTCTCCCCTACCGGGGGGAGGAAGTCATTCAAAAACCTGTACATGGAGAGGCCAAATGGCAAGCGTAAACGTATACCAAAAGTTCGACTTCACTGACGACGACGGGAATCTGTATTCGGACGGAAGCACGTCAACCGCCAAGACTGTTGGCGTAAGTGGTGATGAGATTTATGACCGAACCTTTAAAGTTTTAAGCACTGCTTCGGCGGCAACCGTCCTGTGGAACGATGACCACACCACAAACTTCGATTTCCTGTGGATCGAATCCGACAAGGGGGGTGAGATCCAACTCGTGTGCAATGAGGGCGGGACTACCGGTGCCTCCAACCTTGTGAACGCGTGGGTTGTTAAGTTAAGTGACGGCATCCCCTTCGTATTGTCCAACAACCTAAGCCGCAACCGGGCTGGCCTTGCGGATGGGACCGACATCAACTCTTGGGAAACCAACTGGACTGTCGGTGACACAATCGACCGCATCGAGTTCTTTAACAACTCCTCAAACTCCAAAGTACGAATCGTTGCTATTACCTGATAGGAGAGAACAATGGCATTTACCATTAGCCTAACCACCCACTTTACTGTGACGGCATCTAGTGGAGTTGCTGGTGTTGATTCCTACACCATTACTGGTGGAAGCACATCAACAGCAGACACCATTTCGCTTGCCACGGAAAAGATATACGATCAACGATTTGTTATAGCAAATAACACGCTCCAGTTGTTGTGGAATGACGACAACAACGTGTCGGACTTCGACTTCCTGTGGATCGAAGCAGACAAGGCAGTCGAGATCCAACTCTTGTGCAGCGAGAATGGGGTCATTGGCACAGGCAGTGATGGTGACCTGGAGAATGGATTTGTTATCAAGTTGACGCCCGGCATCCCCTTCGTATTGTCGAACGACGACAGCCGTAATCGTGGGGATGTTCTCGACACCCTCAACGCAGCAAACTACGCCACAGAAATGGACAACTGGTACGACACATGGGTAGCAGACACGATTGACCGAATCCAATGTTTCAACAGCAGTGGCGAATCCGCAGAAGTCCGTATCTTCGTGGGAACCTGACTTATGGCGATCACACTCGCAACCCTGAAGCAGCATGTCCAGCACGCCCTCGGCGGCTCCGTGGCCTCGCAACTGGATGAGACGAGCATCATCAACGAGGCGGGGCGTTATATGTTCCTGTCTCCTTGGAAGTTCAGGGAGCGTCCCCCGGCCACCCTGACGTTTGTTTCTGAGCAAGATTACGTATTGCTTCCCGAAGATTTCGGGGAGGTAGTGGCTGCGAACATGACTGACGGCCTTGTGAGATCCTTCACCTTCACCACGTTCCAAGACTTGGTGCAGAGGCGATCCACAAGCACGGGAGTAACCAATCACTACTGGATTGCCATATCCCACCCCGCCGCTTCGGAAGAGGGTTCTGCGCAACCGGCCCCGAGGATGGAACTGTACCCCACTCCCACATCGGGAGATCAGATCACGGTTGCATACCGCGCCAAGTGGAAAGAACTCAGCAGTGACGGAGACGCTGCCCTGGTCCCAGACTACGCCGAGTCGGCCCTCGTCTCGGCTGTTCGAGCCTTCGCGCTCGGATATGAAGAAGAGGGATTAGAAATGCGGTTGGCAGAGATTGAAAACGGAGCGTTGTGGATACGGCTGAAGGAGAAGGATGGACTTATCCAGCCTGACTACGGCCCGATCCGAGGCTCCGCGTTATCTCAGATTCAACCTAGTTACCAGTTGCCGTGGAACTCCACGGCTGATCCTAGTTAAGCGGCGAGTGGGTCCGCACCTACCCACAGGCATAGGAGAAAATCATGCCAAGTCCACATAGAACAAGAGAGATCGCCCGGCAAGAGTCGGGGCACACGACGGTAAAGACTGTTGTTGCAAGTGTCGCTTTGACGGCAGATGATTCAGGAAAACTGATTGTGGTTGACCTAGTTGCAGGATCAGACACCACGATTACTCTCCCCACAGCGGAACCCGGACTCACTTATCGCATAATCGTCTGGAAAGACGATGACGGCGATGATGACCTGATTGTTGTTACTGCGTCTACCTCCTCTCTGTTCAAGGGTGGTGTTGTTCACGATGACGAAGACAACGCTTACAACGTGTCGGTGCAGGCCGACTTTAGCAACGACGACACTTGGACGTTTGTGGATGCAAAAGTGGGTACAGATGTCACCTTCATTTGCGACGGCACACACTGGTACACGACCGGCCAAGTGATTTCCACGACTGTTCCGACAATC